TTGAATGCTTGTCCTAATTGACCATCGGATATATCTTTAATGACTCCATCTAAAGCTTTACCACCTTTAGTGGTTGTTCCTGTATTTAGGTAATTTGCTATTGTTAGACCACTAGCCATACCCGTGACTGATGGGTGGGGGATTCCTTTTTTCATTCTTCCGTTGCTCCTTTTTTTATTGGTGTATGCCCGTCTAGCGGTTTTACGAACACCGCCTTTTCGAGTAGATCGCCTTCGAGATGTGGACGCATCATAAGACTTCTTTGCAATAAGTTTACCATCTCGGAAATACATCCAGTTTCCCTTTTTGTTTTTCTTCCGATAAACTCCGACAGGCATAAACAATTAATGTTTAATTGATTATATAATACTTTTTACGTGCGCATCAGTTAAATAGCCGATACGCTATCTAATAATATGGACGCATCTAATAAAGAATTAGTAAAGCCTGACATTTCTTCACCATTGAAGAAGCGTGATTCATACCTTAAAGTGTATGATGATGATATGACCCTAGTCACTGTAGATCTAGCGGAAGAATGTAAAATTGATACAGACAAGGGTATAAAAGACGGGGTAAGGGTAACGTGTCGTTTAGTGGACTTCGATAAAGAAAGAGATCCATGTTATATTGCACAACAAGAACCTAAAACAAAAGAGTCTTATTCTACATCCTCCTTTTATCTATTAAAGGATTTTAAGACAGCATCACATTGGCCAAAAGAAGGTATCTTCTATTGGGTATGGAAAGCATCAGATGGATTAAGATGGGAGGAAGTACCGTGAACTGTTTTAAATGTAATTCCACAAAGGATCTAACTTTACCATCATCAGGTGATAAACATTTAGCAATGTGTGGAAAGTGTTTAACTAGTGGTAAATCAACGACATGGGTGCTTGATGCTACATTGTGATAAGTGTCATACGAATCAATACGGCAAAGTTATTTGGGAGTGTTGGAGATGTGAAATAACATCTATACTTTTACGAATTGAGGAGAAGTTATGAAACGCTTGTGTAGTTGTTATAATATGAACTGGGGTCGTGTATCAGCGACATGCTCTAATTGCGGACGTAAGATTAATGGAGGAGCTTAGGGTATGAATGGGTCGGGATTGCGTTTGGAGTGCGTTATTATGCGTTTAAAGTGCTTTATTTCTGCAATCCCATGCCTATGTCGGGCTTAATGTTTGGTTTCGATTCTGCTTTTGCCAAAATTGGCATAAGTTTAGATCCTAACATTTGGACGTACCACGGTTGATCTGAAAGTTCATTTGCGATATCATGCATCATCTTCATTTTAGATCCTTCTTCTCCTTCTTTCATTTCTTTAGCTACATTTCCCATAGCTCCAGAAAAAAACTTTTGTAAATTTTTTCTAGCTTGAGGTAACATAAACTCTTCAAAATCTACTAATGTTTGCTCTCTTATTCTCTTTACTATTACTTCTAGAGCTAATAGTAACGTGTCATCTGATTCGCTATCTCTTAACCAATCCTCAATACGTTTTTGCGTCATTCGTGGGATATGATAAGTATAAATTAATAGATATAAAAAGAAAGAAAGAATCCAAATAATAGCGAAAGTTTGATCGTTCATGAAAGTTTAACTCTTATCCATTCTTTAATCGCTTTTTGAGCATAACCTTTTCGAATCATACACGCTTCAATATACAAAGCCATAGATAATTTATTTTTGAGAAAACTAGGTGTATTATCTTCATAATTTTTTAAACATTGATTGAAATCGCTTAAGGTTTCAGGTACGTCTAAAGGTTCGGGTAATAGTTCTTCTTTTACCTCTTCTACAATTTGTTCAGCACTAGGTACTTCTAGATCTTGTAAAAACTTTAGTACATCTCCTAATACATCCGCTAATTCGTCTACAGAGTGATAAAGACTAGCTAGAACTACAGGTTTTGGAATATTTAGATCTACTGTCGGGATTGGTTCAGCTAGTGCTATTAATTTTGATAAAGCATCGGCTCTTTTGTCCAAACGTGATATTAATAACCATAATCCACCAATCATAACAGGTTGAAGAATAGGTATAGCAATTTGCATGATTCTTGTAAAGTCTACATTCTTCATTAACTTTTCAAAATCTTTTGCCGATTCTGGAAATTTCATATCTTATAACCAGTTAATATACATGAGATAGATCCATTATTATTCGATTGAGTACCTAAAACTTTAACAGTTGAGTTAGGAGGAATAACAAACTCAAACATTTTAGGTTGCATTATAGCACCAACCACCCCAACATCTCCAATCACTGACTTTTCAACAAAAAGGTTGATACCATCTACCTGTATTGTATAAGATAAAGTTTCAGATGCTCCTATACTAGACCAGTCGATACCTATCATTATTCTAGTTAAAAAGTAGTCAGAGGGATTAGTATAGTTGAGGAGGGTGACAGCGGAAGCGGTGAGAGCTTTACTTCCACTCCACCCGTAAATGTAACCTTCCTTAACTCTTAAGACTGATTCACTAGGTGCTAAGGTCATTTAACCATATACTCTGCCCCATAGGTTAGCATACCAGTTAAGTGCAGATGTACCCTCTATATTTTGTAAGGTTAACGTTACGTTTGTATATGGTGGTATTAACAATTCATAAGGGGCCTGTCCGGTTAAATTGTTTTCATATGGACTCAAATATTCAGTCCCTAGTACAGTTTCACCATTAAAATTAACTTTTAACTCAAAATTATCGCCTGTTACCCCATCAGTAAGAGCTTGAAATTTAGCAGTTACATATGCCGGCCCTGTATCAAAACTCATTAATGTGGTTAAATTCTGATTAACTACTATGAGTCCAGAATTTGCATAAGCATGATTACCAACATAACTAATTCCTTTTTGGGTTCCAGTAAAACCTTGGCTTATTGCTTCTTTAGGCATGCTTATTCGAAATATAGAGTTACACTACCGGATGAAGCGGACGCACTTCCTCCAGCGGCAAACTGAATTGCTATTTGTAGATCTATATTATTTACACCGGCTAAAGGAAAGGCTGTAGGAACCGAATTAAATCCGACTGCGGCGGCCGCATCTGCTGTATCTCCAGCTATTCCCATAATAGTAAAGTTTTGTTCTGACATATTAGATCCTAACAAACGACATACTACTTGATAGCCTTTTGCATTTGTAGTATCAAAAGCACAATCGACTCTTGAAATTCTAGTAGCTCCTTGTGGAACTTGTATATTACCGAGTGAAGAACTGAGCATATTATCCGTTAAGGAAAAGTATGCTTTATCGGTTGGCGTGGCGTCAAATGTTCGTGTTATTGTTGTTGCTGACATCTTATAGTCTGAAGTAAAGTTTACTTCCTCCGAGTTTTAGAGTAGGCCACTGTTTTCTAGCAAATGCTCCTAATACTGCTATTCCTCCAGCGGTTACTAATGTCTTACGTCCAGCATCTGAAGCAATCATATTAATTGCGTTAGATGATAAAGTATTGAATGCTTGTCCTAATTGACCATCGGATATATCTTTAATGACTCCATCTAAAGCTTTACCACCTTTAGTGGTTGTTCCTGTATTTAGGTAATTTGCTATTGTTAGACCACTAGCCATACCCGTGA